CAGCCTGAAGTGCCTCAATGGTTTTAGGTGAAAGCGGGTCTAGATTCAATGACTTGGCTAAGGCTTGCAGTTCATCAATAGATTTACCACTTTGCCATGCGCCCTGCATCAGACTGGCATTTTCAATATCTTTATCAGTTGCGAATCTGTCACCTTCTGCAACTCGCAGAGCAACAACGCCTTTCTCGCCAGTTTCAGCCGGAGCTTCCAGTGACCTTAGATAGTTTTCGTAAATGTCAGCATCAGCATCATATATTGGGCTTCCAATCTCAAGAGGATCAAGATTGTTTCTTTGAAGTTTTGCTTCAAAATCACGACGAATAAGATCATAAGGCCCGCGCAGTGTTTTGATACGCTGGTCAAGTGCTTCTTCAAGTTCTTTGCGCTGTTGATCGGGCAGAGTCCCGCCTTGGTCTAATATACGACCAAATTGACGAGCAATGCGCTGAACAATCGGGCTTTGGCTTTCAATGCCTTCAATATCTCCAGTTGGAACAGCACCTTCTGGATCAAAGATTTTAATCGCATTATAAATACGAGCGCGGTCACCAGATGTTGTTTTTGGTTGCGAAATTGCAGACGTAAAAGCTGGCCACGCAGCTTCAAACATTTGAATGGGTTTGCGACCATAGTATTGGTCTGCAATTTTTGTTCCGCGCTCAAACGTCTTTGTTTCAATATCACGACCTTCACCACGAGCGGCAAGGTCAGCAGCTTCCTGAGCTAATCGTAAGCGTTCTTCTTCGCGTGTCTCGCCAGCAACCTTGCGACCTTCTTCAGCACGACGAGCAGCCGCAGCCTCTGGCGATTCACCGCCGATGATAGGACGAATAGTAGAAACAGGCACACTTCTCTGCTCTGGCTGATAGCCGCCGTATTTTTTCAGGAAAGCTTTATCGTCAGGCTCAGCCATAATTAATCACCATATCTTTCACGAGAACGACTTACGTCCGGAGCCTTACCCCAGCCAGGGAAGGTTATATGCAATGCACCTTTGTTACTAGCAGCAACGCGAGTGCCTGGGTACTTCTGTTTCACCAAAGCAATGGCTTCAGAAACCTTCATTCCTTTAGGTGGCATAAAATCTAATGCGTCACCTTTTGGATGCGATCCGCGAGCAGTTGTTGTCATACCCTGTCTTACCAAAGCCTGCTGATGCTTTTCAGTTCTGAATCCACTTGTAGGAACAAATCCAAGCGCACTTAAATCCTTTGTTGGATTAATGTCACTGTCCTTGAAAGTTACCAGACGGTGTTGAACCCGTCTGACCTCCTACTTGTAGAGTTTTGTTTGCAGAGCCTTTACCAAATACGCTATCGAATGCTGCTGGGCTAACTTTTCCAGCCTTCAGATCAGCAACCGCATCTTGAGGTATTACTGCCTGCACATCAACCGTTGGTGCGCCAGTATCACGTGCTGCCTTAACTGCCTTTTCAATGTCTGATTTAAGAACAATCCCAATGCCTGGAATACTCTCGTAACTTTTCTGTTCATAGGCCACTTTATAAGCATCTGGATCAAATTGATTGAGCAGTGAACGAGCCGCAAAGTTATCATCCATATTTGGACTAAGCGCCATCTTTGCAGCGGCGTCGAATTTTTCTGCAATGTCTGGACGGTTCGAAGCTCTTGCAGCTTCTGCTCCCTGTGTATAAATTGTCGAAACTTGCTGGTCGTTTTGTCCGTTATCTTTTGCGATAATAGCACGTTGCAAGATTGTACCATATGTGCGCTTGTCGGCCTCACCTAGGCTTTTCGAAAACCTATCAATGTCTACGCCATACGTTGGGAAATCAGCGTACAATGCGGATAGCTTTTCAGGCGATGGGTCTTTAGCAACTTCTTGTGCGCGTGTTCTAAAGTTGTTTGCCTCATCAATCTTTGCTTTATCCGCTCGCGCAGAAGCTTCAGCAGCAGCCCTAGCCGCATTTGTTTTTTGCTGATTTTGAATCGCCTGAACACCAGCCAAAAATGATTCTGTGGTTGATGGCGTTCCAAGTGAATAATCGTAAGGTTGAACCATTTTTAGAAGCCCATCGATTTAGAGGCGGACATACCGCCAAGGGTTGATGCTAGATTGAATGGCCCACTAAGCGCCTTACCAACGCCTAATGCGGCACCAGCCCTTGCAGCACCAGCTTGACCAAATAGATCGGAAATAGCGCCAGCCGATTGCATACCAGCCGTTCCAACGCCAGCCGCCGATTGCTGACCAAGGGCTGTCATGCCGCCCAAGCGACCATATTGCTGTTCAAGAAACTGATTCAACAATGCTGGGCGGAATTGGGCCAGTGCGCCTTGAACGTTGCCGCCACGAAGTCCGCCAGTTGCCGAAGCGTTCTGTAGGATGGCTTCTTCTTGTTGCCGTGCAAGCGCCTGGAATATTGGGCTTTGCTCTTGTTGCGCTACATAAGCTTGTTGAGCCTCTGGGCCTCTAAGACCTAATGCGCCCATCTGAGCTTCTAAGGCAGGGCTGCCAGCGGCAACATAAGGCTCAAGCAAGCGTCGCATTTCTTCGCGTGCGGCCCGTTGCTCCTCCACTCCTTTATCAGCAGCAGCTACCTGTGCCTTGCCAGCCTTGCTTGCTGCACTTGCGCCAAGAGCCGCGCTACCAAGTGCGCCAACGCCAAGAGCGATTGCTGCTGCTGTTCCAATAGCCATATTACACTAGCCTTTTAATAAATGATTGCTCACTGGGTTTATACCCGTTGCGGATATAGAGCCTTGCCATTCTTTCGCCATTTAATGCACTAATTGACTTCATTTGGATAGACTCAGCGCCACGCTTTTTGGCTTCTTCTTCCATCTTGGTTTTTAGCTTCATACCAATACCAGGGTAATTAGATTCTGGATCAGCCCACCAAAATAATTCTTCGCATGAAATATGCGAATGATTGAAATACACAGGACTCAAGACAAGCGATCCGAACGATACTAGTCTGCCGCCAACGTCAGCAACCATGCAAATGAAATTAGGTTGATCGATAAACCCTTCCAGCGAAACGATGCAATCGTCGATGTCATACTCTAGAATGTCATCCCCAAATGCTTCTTCGTGAAAGATAGCGCCAAGGATTGCAATCTGTTCAGCATCATCAATTGTTGCATGACGAATTACGGGCAAGACAACCCTTCCTTGAGAAGTTAGATTTGCATTAGAATTGGCGTTATCATCGATCATTTTAATCTCTTAAAATGGAGAGCCACCGGATGCTCGTAAACGCTCGGTGGCGAAACCATATCACAATCAATCTTCAAATTCAAACTCTCGTTCTTCTTGTGCTTGACAAGAGCGAAGATCGTGACAGATGAATTCAAATTTATGGCAGTAGCCACGGAATCCAGCGTCAACATCCCATTCGTTCCAAGGTATCTTGTCCATCTTGGCCTGCGTCAATGTGCTGTTGTCGTAATATTCGCAATTCGAGCAGCGGCGGCGACGAGCTTCAGCTTCATCGCACTGCATGGCCTCGCCAAGCGCAATCCAGTATTCAGGATTGGCACCGCGCTCGTTGCTGGGATTCTCAGGGCCAAGCATCCAATCATTAATGACAGTCTTGGTGTTCTTCTTGTTCTCAGCGGTGGTAATGAATGGTTCGCTTTCGCGCATACCCGCAAAACCTTCAATCATAATCATTGGCTTTTTCATCATGCTATCTCCCGTCCAGATGCGCGAATAGTTAAGGATGTCGCCGCACTCGCAATTGTTGAAATAAAAGTTCCTGAATCCAGCACTTGCCCTACTAACTCTGGGAAAGTGTAGGTTTCACCTGGCGCAATCATATATGCGTCCACAATCAAGTTATCGTCACCAGCAGTTCCTACAGATGAAACTAGATTGACGCTTAGACTTTCATTTCCTGCACTGGTGTTGGTTGCGGTAAACTTGTCGATAATGCAACGGCAGTTCACAGCAGTATACTGTGTGGTTTGCGTTGATTCAGCCTCTTTTGCTGGAATGATGTTCTTGACGGTAACAGCCATAACTTATTTTCCTTCAAGTGCGGCTACACGCGCACGGAGTGATTGAACTTCTTTTAGCAAAGGAATGATTAATTTTCTATAAGAAACGCCACGAAGTTCAATGCCATCTTCAGTTTCATCATAGAAAACCAATTCGGTGTTAATTTTTTCGACTTCTTCAGCAATCAAACCATACTCAAGCGGAGTTTCGGCTTCATCCGTATAAACACCATCTTCATCACGCTTGCGGTAGTTAAAGGTAATGGGGCGCAAAGCATCAAGCCATGATGTATCGGCAATGTCAGAGATATTTGTTTTTGACGCAAGGATTGACGGCACATAACCAATCAAACCTGTGTTATCGACAAAAACGTCTCGATTGGTCGCGCCTACTGTTGCCGAATAAACACCAAGGCAAAGGAGATTGTTAGCGCCATCTAACGTCATTTGAGTTACTGGAGTAGCAACGCTTCCACCAATAAAGTTTAAAGTACCAGCAGCACGGTCATAGGCAATGCGCTTGATGCCACCAGCAAGGTTGCTTGGAACACCAAAATATATTGTTGAAACAACACCAGATACACCAGCGCCAACTTGGTCTGTAGTAGTGCCAAGAGCCAAAAGCTGCTGCGGGTTTGTTACGTTAATCCCGACAAAGCCACTTTGGTCAATACGCACTCGCTCACTGGCTGATGTAGTGCCATTGGCAGTAGTTGAAAATTGAATATACGTCCCTTGTGCAGTAGACGTAAAAGTCTGAGCAGCCTTCGCATTAATCTGAACAACTGCGCCTGAAAATGCACCTGCACTTGTATATCCAAATCCACGGGTGGAAAAAAGTGCGGAGTCGGTTGTTAATCCTGTTGGAGATGCAATCGTCCCTCTTGCGGAATACATCCGAAATAATGCGCCTTCGCCGTCATTATATTGGTTAAGGGTAAATGCAGAGTTAGTCTGATCCGTAATATGCACTTTGGCATTTGGGCTTGCATTTCCGATACCAAGCCGATTATTGGTGTCGTCCCAGAAGAAGTTGGAATTGTCTTGGGTATAAACACCAGAAGCCCCCGCGAACACAACAGAACCAGACGTAAACGCTGTCGCAGTGCCTGTGCCACCATTACCGACAGGAAGTGTTCCTGTGACATTTGTTGTAAGGCTACAATAGGTCGTTGATGTCGAACCAGTCCCGCCGTTCGCAATCGGAAGCGTTCCAGATACTTGGCTGGTAAGACTCACTCCAGATAGTGTTCCGCCAAGCGTAAGTGATCCTGTGCTTGTCACGGTTCCAGTCAGCGTAATTCCATTGACCGAACCAGCGCCGCTAACGCTTGTTACTGTGCCGACATATTGATCGTTCGACGTAATCGTGAAGCTGGGATATGTCCCCGTTATAACTGTCGTACCAGCACCTGTCAAAGATACGATCTGATCCGGTGCAGTATTGGTAATTGTAAAGCTAGGATACGTTCCGCTTATTGAAATTCCAGTGCCGCTAGCTAGCGAAACCGTTTGGTCAGGTGCGCTATTTGAAAGTGTCCCAGCCGAAAGAGATAAGCCCGTACCGACAGTGATTTGCTCCACTGCTCCAGTGCTTGCCGTTGTGCGTCCCAGAATACGCGCTGTGGCCATTGTAAGGCCACTTGTGGTGATTGCACCAGGCGCAACATAGTCAGTTCCCGCTATAGCTGCGGACAAAGCTGTGCCATTGCCCTTTACAAGACCAGAAACTGAAGTGGATAAAGTGATTGCAGGCGTCGTTGTCGCAGTAGCCACGGTTCCTGCAAAGCCGTTTGCGGATACAACTGAAACGCTAGTGACTGTTCCGCCACTGCCAGTTGCAGAGATAGTTACTGCACCAGCTGCATTGGTGATAGATACGCCACTGCCAGGAGTCAGAGTTGTCGCTTCCCAACGCGACTGCGGCCCATCACCGATTAGGATTTGACCATTGCTGATTGGTGATGGAGCGTAAACGTCAGAGAGATTATGAAGGTCTGGCTCACCCTGAACGCGCACGAAAAGAGATCCAGATCCACCAGAACCAGCATTGACAACTGCCGCTACCACAATCTTTGGTGTTGGAGCTTCTGGTGGAACTTTAGTCAATCCGCCGGTATATGATGGATTGTAATAGAGGATGTCGCCATCTACCCAAGTCTCACCAACCGATGAACCTGTGGTGTTGATACCGCGCACAAGGCCAAAACTTGTGATGTAACCAAAGCCATTGTTGGCGATGTTCATCGTCGCCACGCCCATGATATATTGGGGATTGGTCACACCAGTTGCAGGAGCGCCTTTCAGGACACCGGAAGCACCAACCGATCCAGTGAACATGACACACTGACCATCTGTGATGGCTGCGCTGGCTTTGATACGGAAATACTGCTCAAGACCGATCTGCTGCGTGACAGCATCATAGCCCATACCAAGATCAAGCGTTCCATCATCAGCATTCCAGGCTAACTGTCCCTGACCAACAGTGATCCCAGCGGCAGTGTCGAACTGGATATAATCAGGCGTTGAGATTCCACCTGTCAGACCAGACAGCGAAGTGATGTCGCTGTTCGCGCCCGAAGCAGCCGCGCCGAGGTTTGCACGCGCACCAGCGGCTGTCGTTGCGCCGGTTCCACCATTGGCAATGCCAAGTGTACCACCAATTATAAAAGTTCCGCTGGTAGTTATTGGATTTGGGCCACTGATTGTGAGACCAGTTGTCCCACCAGAGAGCCCAACGCTTGTTACAGTTCCACCAAGGTCAGGAGGAGCCAGTGAAAGCAATGCAGTTTGATCTGACAAAACGCTGATCAGCGCTAACGCCTCATTTGCTGTTGCATTAGCGGTTCCAGCAGAAATATTAATCTCATCAAGTGTCAATGCGTCTATTGTATCAACCGTTGAGAATAATAGCTCAAACTGTTTAATCTGCTCAAAATCGCCAAGGAATGAAGCAAACTGATCACGAGTTAAACTTAATTTCCGTCTAGTCATTAGAATGCCAACGGCTCAATTGCCGCCTCTAGTCGAGCAAACGACATATGCGCGTCTGATGTGCCTTGGAAGCGTTGAACGCGCCAGTTACGCATCCAGCCTTGGTGAAACCATACAAGACGCTTGGCTCTATTTCCGGTCTTTCCAGCATTGATAAATTTTTGCTGGCTCCAAGTTTGCCCGTCAATTGAGTAACTTGTGTTAATCGTTGGGTCTATGCCAAACGCAACCGAACCTGTTAGAGCAACAAGTTCAAGGTTCTGCAATATCGCACCGCGTCCATCATTATATACAATGATCGTGCCAAACTCCCAGCGCACTTTTTGCCCCCAGTGCGACGATACATCATTAACCAAATATCCAATAGCATTGCTAGTAGGGTCACCAAGCAACCACTTGTCATAGCACCACACGAAGTTTCTGGCGCGATATACTGAATAATCTACAAGGCTGCTTGTGAGTTCAAACCAAACGGGCTGACCAAGTTCCTGCGTTGCGGCGGCGTCGAATACAATCGTGCGATCAGGTAGGTGGATATAGAGATGCTGGTGCGCTCTATCGTTGCGTGCTTCTAGCTTTACAGTTGCTAATTGCGCTTCAGTGTATGTAGCCAGAAGTTCGTCAATCTCTTGCGTACTGACCTTGTTAGCATTGGCGTTCGCACCAAGATAAATACCTGGCGCTTCGTTAAAGCCACTACCAAGGAATGCAACGTTCTCAAGGAATATGCAGCAAGCGTGTGTGCCAATAACGCCCTTTTCGATTTGTGCGCCGTCAATACGTTGGAACGGGAACAGGTCACCGCCTACGTTGTCAAATACTTCGATGGTGTAACGGTTCAGCGCATAGACTTCATTGCGTAGCTTCAGCAAAGCAACCACTGGGTCAGGGTCAACTTCTGACGAACCATATTTCAGCGGGTTGACTGCGAATGGATTGCCTAGGTCTGTGACCACAAGAAACTCACCGTCAGTGGTCATCCAATAACCATCTACCCATACTGTATCAATAACTAGGCCAAGATCAGGGTCTGTGTTCTGAGCTAAAATGCCAGTTGCTATATTCCAAAAAAATAGATTACCGTTGGACGCAATGCCGATATACTCAAAACTATAATCGAGTGTGACATATTCGCCATCATTGCCGACATCGCCCAAGATCGTCACAGCGCCATTGCTGGAAACTGATACAAACTTAGAACCCATGACGCGGTAACAAACGCCATTATAATTTATGCCGCCGCGATCAATGCCAGGGCCAGTGCCGTTGCCGACAATGCCTTCAGCGGGGCGCAAGTAACCGTTACTGATTCCGTTAGCCTTTGGCACAGGCACAAAGTTTACCGGATAAGACGTGCGAAAGTCCGGCCCGTTGTCCGTAAAGATGCCACTAAGGATTGGAATCTGCGTCATTTCACCATTTTACCTTATCAGCCCAAAACGCCGCGCTCATCTTACCTTTGGCAATATTCTTTGCGTGCCTAGCTTTAAACGATGCGCGGCGCTTCTTGTTGGATTCGCTTTCGCCTTTGCTGGCGGGTGAACCCATGACGCCCTGCTGTCCGAAGCGTATTGTCTTGATCTTATCACCTACCTTGGCGACAACGACGTGCGACTTCTTCGGATGCGATGGCGTGCGCTTGGGCTTGTTATAGCCAGCGACACCCGCACGAGTAAGGCGCGAATCCTTTTTCATTCTAAAGCTTACTTCTTTTTCTTTTTGGCTTTGGTCATCATCATTGACTTGCCAGCCTTAGCAGGAGCCTTCTTTGACATCGCCATGCTCTTTGAACCGTAGCTCATCTTCTTTCCACTACCCATATTCATATCAATTTCCTTTAATTACAATCAAACGCCGCCATTGCCCGTTTGAATATTCAGCGTTGTTCCAAGTGCAGAGATGTGCGCCAGCTTCGTATAACCCAAAGCTTTTCGGATTATAACTTCGCTGCCACCGCGAACAGCCAAATCAGCAGTTGTCGCAGTTGCCGCATCCTCACCAATGCGAACGTAACATACATTTAAGCCAGTGTTAACTAGGCGTACACAGTTGTCACCAGCGGGGATAGTGACCGAAGCCGATGTCCCAGCAGGAGTTGCAACAATATTAGAGCCATAATTAGGAGAAAAGGGATCAATATAAGCCATTAGCCAACCTTCCAGTTTGTACCATCACTAAATATAGGAACTATATTAGCGCCGCCACCAGCAACAGTTGCATTGAAAGTGGCTGTGCTTCCGTCTGTAATGAATGCTCGCGTTCCAGCAATCCCAACTGGATTCGGAAGTTGGACATATGTTGTTGGTATAGTTTGCACCGTCTGAGCAACTACACCATTAAAGTTTGCCTCAATGAACTGAATAAGCGTTGTGATAGAACAACGCCGTGCATCGCCTTGGCTTGGCAGGAATAGCGGCAACTGATCTCCACCAGAGACCTGAGTTACGGTTGGAAGCTGATTAATTGTAGGCATTGTTTAACTCCATTCAAATGGGCCATCAGGCCCTGCATCTAGTGGATCAGCAGGACGATTGACGTAAGGATTATCCCAACGCCAAGGTTTATTGCCCTGACCTATTGGCATTGTCACAGGAAGCTGTTGTTCAAGCGGATATGCCGCACGTTGAAGCAGGATATTGTAGGCGCCCTTCGCTGATACCTTAGTGTCAGGAGACACAGCCTTGCCGTACCCTGGAGCAATCCGAATGGCGAGGTTAGTGATGATAGCTTCCCATGCGCTGTCAGGCACATTGGTTTCTGTATCAAGGTCGCTGTCTTGTGGGCTGCTTGGCATTGCGTAGCCAAGGCGGATGCCCATAGCGTTCCATTCAGCCATCATGGAATCTAAACGACGCAAAGCGCCTTCCAACTGTTCAGGCTGGAGGTCAAAAACGTAATCAGCCAAGCCTATTTCTTCAAAGGCTGACGTTACGAACTGGCGCTTTGTATAGCCCACAATCAATCCTCCAGTTTTTCCGCAATACGTTCAGCAAGCTTCTTATCAGAAGTTCGCGCATTAAACGAGACATTAAGTTCTTTTGCCTTAGCCTCTAGTTCATCGCGGGTTGGATCTGATACTTCATCAACAGCATCCTGAAATGCTTCAGCCTTTTCGATGATTGCATCCGCACGTTTTTCAGATACTGCTTCTTCATAAGACGCAGACCAGCCTTTAGCGATCAATGCGTCAAATGCTGCCTTATCTGCAGCGCCTCTGTAAGCATAAGTTGCGCCACGTGGCTTCTTGTAAGGGCCAGGGGTGCGGTAAACTATGGTTGGGAAGTCGGTCACTTCTTTTTGCCTTTCACTGGCTTGGCGGTCTTTGCCGATGCAATAAATGCAGCCTTAGTTGGTGCACCTTTGCTACCTGGCTTCTTCATGCGCTCTGGTGTCTTGCCAGCAGCTTTCTGAGCCTCAATGCGCTTACGCTTGGCATTGATATTTGCATACAAGCCCATCTTCATTTCTTGGACTTCTTCTTCTTGCTGATACCAGCTTCAGACAGAGCGATGGCAATGGCCTGCTTTGGGTTCTTAACCATAGCGGCTTTCTTTGGCCCCTTTGGATTCACGCCAGCGTGCAACTTACCAGCCTTATACTCGCCCATGACTTTAGCGACTTTAGCGGCTGCTTTGGTAGGTTTCTTTGCCATCTATATTTCCTTTAAAGAAAAGAGGGGGAAGCCGAAGCTCCCCCCATCTCTATTATGCTTGGTTGAAAAGCAGGATGCCTGCCATTTCAGGGTTCGTCATGACCACACCATACAGTGTGTCCAGCGTGTAAAGCGTCTGGAAGGTCAGTGGATCGAACTTCTTGGTCATGACCAATTCGATACCCTGATCCGTCGATGCACGAAGAACGTCAACGCCTGCGCCATCTGGAACAGCATAGCGACCTGGGAGGAGTTCGATCGAATCCTTGCGCCAGAATGGGTTGATGTTCGAAGCCGCAACGTTCAAGAAGTTGATGCTTGCAGTTGCCGAGGTCGCTGCAACTTCAACGTTCTGATACTGAAGTTCAGCATCAGTTGGCGAGGAGTTAGCACCGATCATTGGAGGGCTGATAACCATCGAAGTGCCGTTGACAACTGAGATAACGCGGAACGTCTTCAGTTCGCCAGTCGAACGCTTCGTGATGTGGTGAACAGCTTCAATGCCATCGATCGTGAACGCATCGCCA